GGCAAAGACCTCGCTGACAATATCTCCAAGGGCAACGCGGCCCTGATGAAGATGGAAGAGAAGGGCAATCTCCGCACCTTCGACGGCGGCGTGACTATCCGCGAAGGCCTGGACTACGGGACGAACAGCAACGTCCAGTGGATTTCCGGCTCTGAGACGTACGGTGTCGGAGCGACCGAGCACGCCACCGCGGCGGAGTTCGCCATCAAGCAGCTGGTGGGAACTGTCTCCGTCAACGGTCTGGAGAAAATCCAGAACAGCGGCAAGGGCAAGTTGATTGACCTCGTCACCACGAAGATGAAGAACCTTCGTCGGAACATGAAGAACACCGTGGGCACGGACCTCCACGGCGACGGCACGGGCTCAAGCTCGAAGACCATCACCGGTTTCTTGCTGATGTGCCCGACCACCACCACCTCCGGCACCTACGGCGGCATCAACCGTGCGACGGCAGGAAATGAGTTCTGGCGCTCGCAGATTGTCACCACCACCCAGACGGCGGCCAACTCCTCCGGGCTGATGACGGACCTCTTCGTTGCCTGCAGCCGCGGCACGGACCACCCGGACCTTGGGCTCGCCGGCGCGACGGCTTACAGCTTCTTCGTCAAGGGCCTGCAGCCGCTGCAGCAGTTCACCAACCCCAAGATGGCGGAAGCGGGCTTCACCTCCGTCAAGTTCATGGGAATGGACATCGTTCTGGACAACAACGTGGGCGGCATCACCGCGACTCACATGCTGTTCCTGAACACCGAATTCATCCACTGGCGGCCGTTCGAGGGCCTGAACTTCGCCCCCCTGGAGCCCGAGAAGCGAGCACCGACGAACCAGGACGTGTCCATCGCGACCCTGGGCTTCGCCGGAAACCTGACCTGCAGCAACGCTGCTCTCCAGGGCCGTCTGAACGGCGCGTAATGAGTCCGGGCCGCCTCAGGCAGTGGGGCGGCCCCTTTCTTTCCTCTCTCACCAAACCCTTTTGAAGGAGTCTCACCATGGCAGCGAAAGTCGCAGGAACGTGGGCAGTCACCGAGCCCGCGGGAATTGAAACCCTCACCACGTTCGGCACCACCCAACTCCACAAGCTCGGGCGGCGCTGCAAGGCCGTGGACACAGGCTCGACGGATTACGGCCCCGCGGAGTTCATCTACCTCGAAGGCTGCGCATCCATCGTTCGCGGAGATGTCGTGGTGTTTAACGACAACTACCTCTGCGTCCGTTCCGTCGGCGGCCTGACTGGCGCTGCGGCTCTCGCGCTTGGCGCCTGCGTCGCGTCAAACTACGGATGGTTCCAGATTCTCGGTCGCGGGGTTGCCACCAGCAACACCACAATCGTGGACGGAACTCAGGCGTACATCTGCGGAACGGCGGGAATGATTGACGACGCCGTTCTGGCCGGTGACGCCATCGTTGGGATGATCATTTCTTCGACGACCGACACCGCGACCTGCGTGGTCAACATGACCACCTACCCGGTCGTCTCGGACATGAACGCCACCTAAGTCCTCAAAGACGGCCCGCCTTGCCCTGGGTGGCGGGGCGGGCCAGCAGTTCCACCCAGAAATCCCAGACAGGTGACTCATGGACCTCGTAGCCAGCAGAGAGCTTTGGCAGCAAGTCACAGGAAGCCAACCGGACGAAGCCGCCCGGGGCATGATTGTGCGTTTTGAATTCGTTGGCGTGATGGATGAAGCGAAGTCGGCGGCGGAAGGCCGGCCCGTCTTCGTGGACAAGGAATTCATTGAAATCAAATCCCCGAATGACCCGCTGTCCGTGGTGCATCGGGAAGTGGAGCGGAGAGACCGGGACACCTATCCACAGCTTTACCGGGCCTGGAAAGAAGGCTCATCGGACGCGCTCACCGGAACCCCGCTCAAGGAATGGGCGCCCATCGCAGCGAGCCAAGCGGCCCTTCTGGGCTTCAAGGGCATCCGCACCGTGGAGCAATTCGTTGAAGTCTCGGATGACGGCTGCCACCAACTCGGCACCGGCTACCTGACGCTTCGGAACAAGGCCCAGGCGTGGTTGCTCAAGGCCAACGACGCATCCGCCGCAACGAAGATGGCCGTGGAACTTCAGGCCAGAGACAGCCGCATCCGCGCTCTTGAGAACCAGATTGCAGACATCGTTTCGCGCCAGAACGAGCGAGACGAAGCGCCCCCCAAGAAATCCAAGCAAGCCCAAACCTAGGAGAATCCATGTCGGTCAAATTCAGCCTGTACAAGCCGGAAGGCGGCGAGCCAGCCGAGTACATCGAAGTGACGTTCGCCCCGCCCGCTCCGGGCTCCGTTGCCGACGTGATGTTTCGTCCGGCGACTGACGAGGACCGGGAGAAGTACGCGACGGAGTATCGCGCCTTTGCCAAGACGGGCGGGATGGCCAGCACGCCGGAGCAGATTCGGGAAGCTTTCGTCCCCACCGAGGTCGCTCCGAAGTCCCACGTCAAACCCCACAAGAAGGGCTAACTCATGGCCTACCCCACAGGCATCAACTGGCGCATTCAGGGTCCGGCGCTTCGGCCCGTCTCGGAAACCACCGACGTCCAATGGCACCCGCTCGGGACAAGGGGAGTTGCCCACGACGTCACCTATGGGGCGATTGAGGTCATCTACCTCGCCGGCGTGGCAGACACGGCCCCCGGTGATGTCGTTTGCTACAACCTGAAGACTGGCGCCACGGTGAGAGCAGTCACCGGAGGCGCCACCTCTTTCGGTCCCGCCGCCGTGGCGATGTCCGCCAACCTCGCCGGCCAGTACGGCTGGTATGCGGTCTTCGGGGCAGTCCCAGTCAACGCGGCAACGGTTGCCGCTGATGCCCCGCTGTTCATCACCGCGAGCGCCGGCCGGATTGACGATGCGGTGGTGGCGGCCAACCTCATCACTGGCCTTATCTCCCGAGCGGCGACCGTCGCGGACTTCGCCACCTGCCAGCTTGCCTACCCAAGCGTCGAAAGCCTGGGCGGCTCGTCTGGCGCCAACTCTGGCGACGTGTCGCTTGGGGCCTTCGGCTCAACCCCAGCGGCAGCGGGCGCAAGCCTCTCGGCCCAGGTGCTAACGCTGCAGCCGGCCAGCGCCACCCATCCGGGCGGGATTGCGGCGGCGACGTTCACCGCGCTCACCGGAATCAACAAAATCACCCTGACTCCAGCGGCAGCCGTCGGGGACACCATTGAGGTCGAAGGGCAGGTGTCCAATATCCTCGGAGTCGCGGCAGCGGTCGCTCACGAGGTGATGATTCGCTCGTTGTCCGTCACCAGCAACGAAGGCGACATCACCATTGGGATTGGCGCAAACCCCGGGACGCTCATCGAGGCGTTCTCTCCGGCCACGGGCGTCAATGAAGCCTGGATAACCACCACGGCGGCGGGACACTTCCGCTTCATCATCACCAACGCGGCGGCCGAGGACAATCTCGTGGAAGCCAGCGCAACCAACGCCCTGGAAACGAAGCTCAAGCTCACCTTCGCGTAAGGCGGACTGAATGGAACTGGCGACGGCTGGCGACATCATCAACGACGCGGCCGTGGAGCTGGGCATCCTTGCCGAGGACGTCGCGGACCCGTTCGCCTCGACAAATCAGAACGTCCTCCTGCTTTGCCGGCTCCTGAAGCGGGTGGGCAAGTCCCTGGTGCGAGCCAGGGACTGGACCCATCTGACGGTCTCGATTGGCTTCACCACCGAGGCCGACGAAGGCTCTTATCCTCTCCCGTCCGGCTACGACCGAATCAGGGATGGGACGGTCTGGAACTACACCACGGGCCTGCAAATGGGCCCTGTCCACACAACGATTGCCGTGGCAGAGATTACCGGGCGAGCCGACACGGCGCCACGGTCGCCCATGCCCTACCGGATTAAGGGCAACCGCTTCCTGATTGAGCCCGTGCCCGCTTCGGCGGAGGTCATCTTCCTGGACATCATTTCCGGGTTCTGGGTGATGCCGACCGGGCAGACCTCGCCCACCACGCTTACCCCGACAGCCGCCACAGATACCCTCTGGTTTGACGAGAATCTCTTGGTTCGGGGGTTGAAACTGGCCTACCTCCGAGCCAAGGGCTTCGATACTTCGCACGCGCAGGATGAATTCAATCAGGCCTACGACGCGGCGGCCGGAAGCGATGGCGCGGCCTCGCCTATCAGCGTTCTGGGCGGCACCTCTAGGCGCCTCGCCATGGGCTCACCTCCCGGCGATAACGGCGAGTGGGGCACCTGATGTATTCCCGGTCTCGCAGGAGGCCAGTCCCCCCGCCCACGCTGGAGACGCGGGGCATTCCTGCGGCCATTGGCGGGCTGAACGCGATTACCCCGGGCGGAGAGATGCCGCCCACGGACTGCTTCGTTCTCTTCAACATGATTGCGGCGGAGTATGGGCTTCGGACTCGGCTCGGGTCGCGGGAGTGGTGCACCGGACTCACTGGTGCGGGCGATGACTACGTTCGGAGCGTCCTGCCCTTCACCGGCTCGGCGGCGAACGGCGCGCAGAACAAGATTTTCGCCACCACCTCCAGTGGCATCTGGGACGTAACGAGCTCGAGCGCGTCCCCCTCGCTGCTCCTTTCCTTCGGTATCACCTCCGGTCGGGCGGGACATGGGGTGTGCACGGTTCATGTGACGGCGGGCGGCCACTTCCTGCTCTATGCCGACGAGGCCAATGGGCTCCACGTCTATTCGGAGACGGCGGGCACCTGGGCGGCGGTCACGCTGGGCGGCGGAGGGACTCAAATCTCCGGCATTGACCCCGCCTCCTTCGCTTTCGTCATGGTCTTCAAGGGCCGGGTCTGGGCCATTCCGGCCAATACGGCAGACCTCTGGTATTCGGCGGCCGGCTCCATCTACGGGGCTTATACGAAGTTCACCCTGTCCACGAAACTGAAGGCCGGCGGCCCGCTCATCGGGGCATGGTCTTGGACCTACGACGGCGGCTCAGGACTGGATGACAGCCTTGTGGCGGTCTCCAAGGGTGGGGACGTCGTCATCTACCAGGGCACGGACCCTGCGAGCGCCACCACGTTCGGCATCACCGGCGTGTGGAACGTGGGCGACTTGCCCGAGGGCCGGGAGTTGGCCACGGACTACGGCGGAGAACTCTTGCTGCTCACCCGCACGGGAATCCTCCCGCTCTCCAAGCTGGTGCGCGGCGGAAGCGCCTCGCCCAGCGAATACGCCACGGCCAAAATTTCAAACCTCTTCAATGCGGCGATGTTGAGCAAGGCGACGACTGCCGGCTGGACGATGCGCCTTCATCCCGAAGAGAACGCCTTGATGGTGACTGTCCCCGAGGCGGAAGGGACGGCCACCACCCAACTGATGATGTCGCTTTCAACCCAGGGCTGGAGCCGATACCGAGACCTGCCCATCTACTCGTCCGGCGTCTTCGGGGGCCAGATGTACTTCGGCACCGTGGACGGGAAGGTTTGCATCAACGATGGGTACGTGGACGGCCGGCCGTTGTCGGACCCAACCGAATACACTCCGGTGCATTACTCGGGAATTGGCGCCTTCTTGAATCTCGGGAACGGGAGACAGAAGCAGGTGCAGATTATCCGCCCCTACTTCATGGGACAGAGCACAGCGCCCAGTTTCGAGGTGGCGGCCAAGTACGACTTCGACATCAACGAGCTTGCCCCGGTTTCGCCGGTCGCTGGTTCCGGGAGCGTCTGGGATTCCGCCGTATGGGACACTGCGACCTGGGGCGGGGATTACTCCGCGTCCAATGCCGTCCGTGGCGCAACGGGAATGGGCGTCAATGTCGCCATGGCCTGGAGAGGCGTGGCAGTGGATAGGACCATCCTGATTCGCTTCGACGTCGGGTTTACTCAAGGGGGGATGCTTTGAATCTCCGCCCCACCACGAAAGAAGACATCGCCTGGATTGAGGACCGAGTGGGCGTGCTCAAGCGCAACGCTACGTCCATCGCGGCCATCCGGGATGACGGCTCCATTGCTGGAGTGGTGGCGTTCGACTCGTGGAACCCGGGAAGCGTCCATTGCCACATAGCCCTTGAGGACAAGTGGGCGTGGCGCCGTCTGAGGCGGGCCGTCTGGACCTACGCCTTCGACCAGGAGGGCGTGGCCGTTGTGCTGGCCACCATCCCAAGCCATCGGTGCGAGGCGATCCGCGCAGCCACCTTTCTGGGCTTCAAGGATTCGCCCTATCGAGTCCGGGATGGATTCTGTCCGGGCTCGGACCTCGTCAATTTCTACATGCGGCGCGACATGTGCCGATTCCTCGAACCTCAGCGAAAGGCGGCGTAATGGGAGACCGGTACGCAGGACTCAAGAAGCGCTTCGGGTGGGGCCATGCCCTGGACCAAGTGACTGGCTGCTGGATGTGGACCAAGAGCAAGCTTCCTCACGGCTACGGCATCATTCAGGACAACAAGAAAAAGTTCCTTGCTCACCGCGTTTCCTGGGAACTGGCGAATGGACCGATCCCGCCCGGAATGAACGTCTGTCATCACTGTGACGTGACGTCTTGCGTGAATCCGGATCATCTCTTCCTGGGAACACCCAAAGACAACAGCCAGGACATGGCCAAGAAGGGCCGGTCTGCGATTGGCGAGAGGAATGGCATGGCGAAGCTCTCGCGGGAGGACGTCGGCGCAATCCGGGATGCGCTGTCTTCCGGCGCGGTGCAGCGACGACTAGCGCTCAGATTCAGCGTGTCACCAGCAACCATCAACATGATCTCCAAGGGCCACGCGTGGGCCACAACCAAAGGAATCTCCCATGGGGGGTAGCGCCGCCGACACGACGGATTGGAAGGGTCTCCAAACGGGGATTACCAACGCCGCAGCGAAACAAACTTCTGCGAACCGACTCAACACCAGCAACCCCTTCGCCTCGCAGACCTTCAACGAGGACGGCACCACCTCCACCCAGTTCACGGGCGGACTGGGGCAGGCGGCGACCGGCCTGCAGAATCAAGCGGCGGGACTCGGGCAGCCGATGGATTGGGGCCAGTTCGGGAAAGTCGGCACCGGAGACGATGCGCGAAACCAAGCCATCACCGGAGCCTACAATCAGGCCACGTCCCGGCTTGACCCTCAGTGGGATAGGCGGATGGCTGCGTCCCAAACCCAACTGCTCAATCAGGGACTGGACCCCACGAGCGAAGCCTACAAAAACCAGATGCAGGACATGAGCTTCGCCCGGAA